TAATCTGATGCGTTCATACCAAAATGATACGCAAAATATCTTGTATACATAAGATCTTCTGAATCAACCCGGAAATCAGTCTTACCATACTTTGACTTGTAATAATTTTGAACTGTGTGGAAATAAGTTGGACTCATATTTTCAAGAAGTGGTGTTCCATTGACATGAATGTCGGCATTTCTAAAAGTAAAACGATCATTTGTTGGATCAATATTTGTTGCGGAATAACCAAAGAAGATTGACTTCACAGGGTGGTTAAATGAACTCAAGTCTAAATCGTTATATCCACCTGTGGTTTGAACAACGTTATCAACAACATTTGATAGAGGGAATTCAACTTTTTGTGTCTGTGTGATGATGAAATCCATTTGTCGTTTTACAAGGGATTCTCTTTCTTCCTTGTCTAGATATATGTAGTTTCCGTATACATTGATTCGTTTCTGTGAAGCGCCATACCCAGTTAGACTTGTCTCATCAAAATTAACTCTCACTTCAACCTGGTGATGTGCCAGTGATACCAACGGTAAAAACGCTCCATGATCACAAAAGAAAAAGTGAAGTGGTTGGAAATTTCTGTTAGAGATACTTGTTTTATTTGTGAGTTCTTCTTGCTTTGTCCATGTCTCTGCGAGATAATTTGGCCAGATGTCTGCGTAGTAATCATAGTGTTGAGAATCTATTTTTTGACCTCCAATATAAAGATCAATTGTTGAATTGTACAGAAGATTTGAAGAAACATTTGAATTCTTTTCAAGTCCTTCAAACCAGAGACAATTTATGATGTCACCCAAAACTGGAACTTGAAAAGTTGAATCTTTGTCTGTGATAGTCTTAATAAGTTTTGGGGCTTGTGAAAAATTCGTGTGACGGGTAAATTTCATACGAAAAAATGAATGACCTTCTTCACTATTAAGATAAATGTCTTGTGCGCCTTTGGACACGAGTTGAATTAATGCACCAGACATTTATTTAATATTCAGATTATAAAAACAGACACTTTCCCTGAGGGAACTCGGACTTCTTCTCTTCTTCCGCAACCTTACCATGTATTTTGAAACCACCTTGACGATACACTTTCATTCTCTTGTAGAACATAGCTGTAAAGAGTGACCATGGGTCATGAATGTCATAGATGTGTGGATTATTCTTCTTTCCCTTCGTCTCTCTCATGATACGACCAATACTCTGAGTTATGTCAGACTTTGGTGACGCCAAAATGACTGTATCCAATGTTGGAATATCTAAACCTTCATGGGCTTGACTGAAAGTTGCGAAGATGATCTTCTTCTTGGATGAAGCCTGGAGATCGGCCTCCTTCATACCACCCATGTAGAGACCTGAACTTTTTGGAAAGCACTGATGGAGCATTTCACAGTGCCAACGGCGGTCACTCAATACAAGAAGTTGTCTGGTTCCAGCTGAAGCCTTCTTGATAAGTTCAACAAGCATTTGATTTCTTTTCCTATCTTCAACAACTTCTGTGATCATATTTGGCATGGACACTTTACCAAATCGGGTTGAGGGTGGAGGATTTCTATAGTTGAAGCATTCATATGTTATTGGGAAGACCTCAACTTGCTCCTGATTCTTTCTTTCAACCGCAAAGAATGTGGGACCCATAAACCAATGAAGAACCTTTGTGAGACCATCCTTCCTCTCTGGCGTTGCTGAAAGACCGAAGATGTGTTTGGGACACATTTTGAAGAGGGACTGACTAAACACCTTCGCACAAATATGATGGGCTTCATCAACTATGAGAGTTCCTATGGAATCAAAGTCACTGAATGAGTACTCTTTGAGGGACAAAGATTGAAGCATGGCAATAACAAAGTCGCAATCAGTCTCCTTTTTGTCCTGTTGAACTATACCTATTGTAGCACCTGGACAGAACTGCTGGATCCGTTCCTTCCACTGATCAGCCAGGAACTGTTTATGAACTACAATCATTGTACGATAGCCCAATTTACAAGCTATCGCCAAGGATACGGTGGTCTTTCCATACCCGCATGGGAGCGAGAGAACTCCATGACCTGCCTTAATAGCCGCAGCAAGAGCCTCGTTCTGATGGGTTGCGTCTCGTAGGGTTCCGACGAATTTTGCNTTGGACCTGGCAGGTTGAGGNCGNCTGTCTTCCTTTGGCTGTCCCACCTTAGCAGTTCCGTAGAATCTTGGAACGCAGACTCCATTCTTAGCTGTTCTAAAAACTTTGAAAGGTGGTGGAGGAAATCCATAGTCTCCGTTGACTTGAGGTCTTACCGTAAGCTCCTTTTTAATTTCTTGGATTGGTCCCTCAGTGACAAGGTAACCTGTACGCGTCAACATCTACTATAATTTGGGACTTTAACTTTTAATAGACACAAGTTTCCAAGAGTAACCACTATATTCACCAACATTCCAAACCCCCATAAAATCAATTTCAACTTCTACTTCATGACCCTTTGAAAGTGATTGAACGGGTTCTCCTTCAACTTTACACATAACTCTTCTGTAACGAAATGGAACTTTCACTGTAAGAATGTTACCATCTAATGGATTGTCTCTCACTTCTTTTGACTGTCTTCTTCTAACAATTTCAGAACACTTTTCAGGTATGACCAAACGAATGTACTTCTTGTCGTTATGGTCATACATGGGTTGATAAACCGTGGCTAGAAACTTCATTGATTTCTATTACGGTAAATTAGGATTAAAACTATAAGTACAACAATTGTCAATGACAAAACTTGAGTCAAAAGTAATGGATTGAGTGGTTCCCGAGTTCCAAAACATTTATGACTGAGGGACCTTGATACCTCCACCGCCGCTTCAATACTTGAGTAGGGTGTGTTGCGGGGTGACATCATACCACACATTGCGACATTTGGACACTTTCCAAAGAATGGGAGTTGTCCATGAAGACTGAGAACACCCGAAGACTGTGTGAATTCCCATCGTCCAGTTTCTTCATTCCAATTTGAACCCCAACCAATTCTAATGGACTTGGGAAGGGGTACGTCCAAACATTCCAAAACTTTGGTTCTCAATTCTTCTGGTGGACATGTCAAGACTTCTTCTGACAAGTCGCAGATAACACATGAAACCGTCTTTTCATCCGAAAGTACAACTGGTTGAAGATTCCATCTAGTTGTAGCGGCGATTTCTAAATCATCGCCAAGCTTCACAGGTTCATCAAAATCAAGAAGAACATTTATACATCCATATGTACTTTCTCGGACCTTTTTCTCCGCGTCCGGTCCCCAGTTATCTCCAAGAAACTTTAGAGCTGGACTATTGTCTAGGCATAGAAAAAGTAGTCCATCACCAATTTTAGTTCTGTCGGAAAATTCAGCTGCGTAACCATCTTCAAAATATTCAACTTCTTTGAGTTCCTTTCCAAATTCAAATTCAACACCCCTCTCTTCAAGGGCTTCTTGCATAGCGTCCGACATCACTTTGCCAGAAACTTTTTGGGTACATTGCTTTGACAAAGCCACATGATCAAAACTTTTCACAAACTCATAAGCTGACATGACATCCCATGTTACACCATCCATGATGAGTGGAAGATGTTCAAGGACACTCTGACCACCTTCGGTAATTTCCCCAAGGGCATCTTTGAGGGATACACTTTTGTACTTTTTTGGTTGCGCAAGAACCCTCGCAGCTAATGATGTAAGAGCACCATAATCCTTCAATTTGAGGGAACGCCAAATGAAACCATAGAGATCTTTTTCAACTGGTTCAAAAATATCATTCCATTGAATTCCCATTTCTTCAAAGAGGCTTTGAGTATTTACAAATGCTTTGTCAAAAACAATTCTGTGTGCGTGAAGATCTCTGACTTCTTCGTCGGGTTCCCACCAAGATCCACCCGCTGAAGACTTTCTATCATAAATTGTGATTTCATGATCACCCGACCTGAGTATTTCCCATGCGAGGGACATACCAGTTGGTCCAGCTCCAACAATATGAATCTTCATTCTACTTTTAGCTCACATATAATTTTATCAAACTCGCGGTTGTCAGTGCTGTATTAAGTGCACCAAGACCTTTGACTTTTTGGACCAAATAATATCTGATACCTGATACTAATACGAGGATTACACCTACTGAACACAAAACACCACCAATTCTCATACCATCACCTTTTTGTTCATTTTTACTTTTTACAGCTATGAACGTTCCAGACGCAGATAATGAAGATGCAAGACAAGTAAAAACTATAAGATTTATAGTCGCTAAACTTTTTCCAATTTCATTGCCTGTTTTGATAAGGTTACTCATTAATTATTACTTACAATTTTAAATCAAACCAGTCTCTTCCCGTTCTTCTGGAGTCTTGAGAGCATACATGACTGACAAGAAGATCACGGTGGAGATGAGCGCATACTCAATGTCTTGAGTCGCACTGAAAGCAATCAACATGATAGAGAAGAATCTGAAAGTCTTGCTGTTGAAGGCAGTCTTAAGATTCTTTGGAATCTTGATCGCGTTACCAGAGAACAAACCTTGGTACAAGATGATGAGGGTGAAGAGGATAGGTTGCGCCTTAATGACAGCTTCAGTTGGGTTACTGATTGGTCCAAGGAAGTTTGAGAACTTTTTCATTTATCATAACCTAAGATATTTTTTGACAGTTAAAAAATAAAAAGTATCTATACAGTAGGATGCTATGCGTCGCTAGTCAGAAACCAATAGGTAAAGTCTCGGCACCAAGTCAAAAAGCAAAAACTTGGAAGTTTGCCGCCAAATTTATTTGGAAAAAGACTTTTGTAAAAAATAAAGTTGAACTGGGTCAATGGACGAAAGGATGAACTCCTAGATCTAGGTCCAACTTTTGTAAAATTAGGACAAATCGCTTCTACGAGAGCGGATCTATACCCACCTGAATTTACACAACAATTGGAATCACTACAAGACAATGTCCCTCCCGTGGAATACGATGTTGTAAAACAGATTGTAAATTTGAACTACTTTGAAGAGTTCGAACCTGTACCATTTAAATCGGCGAGTATTGGTCAAGTACATCGCGCCAAACTCAAAAATGGAAAAGATGTCATAGTCAAAGTCAAGAGACCTGACATTTATAACATCATGAAATCTGACACAGACAACATCAAAGACATTGTGCGTTTTTTGGAAACTGTTGGGGTTGATACTGGGAATAGTTCTGAGTTTGTTCTCAATGAATCCATTCAGTACCTTTTGGGTGAATCCGACTATCGTCAAGAAATTGAGAATGCGATCAGGTTTCGAAAAGATATGAAAGATGTCAAATGGATTAAAGTTCCAAAAGTTTACAAGGAATATTGTACCGATGATATGATTGTCATGGAATATGTTGAATCTGAAAAACTCACAGAACTTTCAGATCCAAAAGTTAATAAAAAGAAGATTTGTGAAGGACTTATAAACTCCTATGTCATTCAAACTATGGACAAGGGATTCTTCCACGCAGATCCACATCCAGGCAATTTGGGATTCACACCCAATGGAAAGTTGGTCTTCTATGACTTTGGACTCTTAATAAACTTGTCCGAAGAACTTCGAAATGGTTTCAAA